GTTGGTAAATAGTTTTGTATCATTTATGTATCCTCGCTAACTAGTTTCATATTACGTATCTTAACACCTTCTATTTCATGGAAGGATTCTCTTATGTATTCTTCAATCTCTTCGTTGACCATACCATCAGAAGGTACAGGGTACTCTTCAGGGTCTATGTTTAGAGTCATCATAACTTTAACTCTTATCATCGTAGACCTCAATGAGTTTATTCAAATACCATTGTGCTTTCTTTAAGTCCTCTACACCATTCTTATATCTGAATCTCCATAGGTATTTAACTATGTTACCTTGTAAGTAAAAGTCAAAGCCATCGACTAACATAGCTTCAAGGGCATCAATGGTTTCGATACCTGCTTTGTTATAATGTAAAGGACTATTAACCATATCTTTTTCTTCCATTGCTGTCTCCTTTTCTGCCATCATTCTCATGTAATCTAAATGTCTCATATCTTTTATATACTCTTCTTCTGCTAATGTCAATGAGTAGTCTCTTCTTTTCCAAAAGTAATGTGTATTACATTGTCATCAATCTCAACAGCTTTTTTAGAACCTTTCTCAGGTATCTCAAAGATGTCTTCTATAGGTAGATGCTTATTAGCTTCTTCCTCTACAGCATCTCTAAATATTTTATTATGCTCCATCAAGGGAACAGTAGAACATATCTGCCTAGTAAAATTTAACATAGCTTCAAAGTCTTCATCACTCAAAGGGTTTCTCTTACCTACCATTATACTAAGAGACACATCTCCTGTCCAACCTTTACCATCTATGTGTGGCTTTACTTGTATAACAAAGTCTTCATCGTCTAAGTACTTATCATTTATCATTTTATTCTCCTTACTTTTTTACCTACGAATTTAATCATTGCAGGATGTTTGTTCTTACCTTTTTCTTTTAGCCAATCTTCAGGGATTATTCTATCATAATATCTGAATCCATACTTGTCACACCACTGACCATACGTAGACTTAGCACCTTTACTTAGCTTACGTCTGCTATTCTCAAAGACAAATCTGATATCTAATCGTGGATGTTGTTTCTTAACAGCTAGATGTTTACGTCTATCTCCTACAAGAAACCTTCCCTTTGTCTCAATGATAATGCCATTGTTCAGTATAAAGTCAGGGGTATAGGTTCTGTAGGCTAGGTCTTCCCACTCTATCTTAATAGATTCGTAGTCATACTTATGATTACGTTCCTCTAAATAGAGTGAGACCTTATGCTCTAGTCCACTCCTATACCCATACTTATAAGCAGCACGTGTTGCCTTGTGAGAAGGATACACTATGCTACCTTAATATACTGAACCATCTTAGGTTCTTTTGCTTGTGACTTCTGTGCAGGTAATTCTTTAAGAGTATCCCAACAAGTGTGTCTGAAATCACAGAAGGTGCAGTTCTTATTAAGAACAAGATTACCTGTAGCTTTACCTCGAAAGGTTTCTTCTTCAGGCTCAAAGCACCTCACTAACTCTTTAGCATTGGCTTGCTTAATGGTCTTCTCGATGTCACCTAAGACACTAGTTGTATCTGCATTTCCTGCTGACACGTATTTGAACTGTCCATTGGACTTGTTCACTACCCACCAACCACCTATGTTTTTACCACTCGCTTTCGCATACCCAACGAGTTGACCTACATAACCAAAGCTATCTCCTTTAGCTAGTGATTCAAACGAATCAAACTTATTCTTATAAGACCAATCGGATGCAGACTTTATATCGTCAACACAATCATCTAGTATAAGGTCATAAGTTCCTTTTACTTTAGTACCATCTTGCAGTTCTAAAGCTACCTCTTCACTGTCTTGATACTCAATCTTAGCTTCCTTCAATAAACCCTTGAAGATAGCTTCGACTATATCACCAATCATCATAGTCATCAAGAAGCTGTTACCTTTTGGTAGAGCTTTCTCAGGATGGTTCTTATCAAACCAAAGCTGACAAGAGGGTTTACCTATGTTAGACATACGTAATTTAAAATCCCCTCTGTCATTCTTTGTTCCGAACTGACGAACCATAGCTTCCTTTATATCAGAAGCTACACCTTCAATAGTCTCCATAGACATCTGCTTTCTAGAAGCAAGGACATCTTCGAGTAACTTATGTATCGCCAATTCAGCACGGTGATTCATTAGCTTGCATCCACTTCGACAAAGTCTTCTACTATGTCTTTCATGTCTTGACTTGCGTTGCCACCTACATTGGCATCCCACTCACCTACAATGTATTGATTGTAGTTCTGAATCCATGACATGAAATCACCAAAGATTACTTGGTCATCATCAGATAAGTCAACCTTATTGGAAATGTCTAAGGTACTGACAGGTAAGTAGAACACATTACCATTAGGTAACTTACGTTCCTCAGTCTCAAGCTTAATGCTGTGCTGAACAGGAAGTCTCTTCAACTGTGCCAACTTAGTAAACGGCTGACCTACAGTTTTAAAGGCATCTCTATTATCTACTTCCCATATGAATGGTGTAGACTTAAACGCAACACTTTCACCCTTGTCATTGCAAGGCTCAAGTAAATCTACAAGACCAAAGATAACACGTACTCTTTTAATCTGCTTGATTAAGTCTTGAGTCTTCTCAGGCAATGCCTTGAAGTCTTGGATGTAACCTGCTGGTTTACCACAGTTGAACCCACCTTGATTATCTTTCAAGTCTAAGTTCAATGAGTCTGCCATAACTGTCTTGTGATAGACACCCATAGGCTCACCCATCTTTGCGTTCATATTCTTAACAAACCTCTTATACATAAACCTCTGCATGAAAGGTCTAATTGAAGCTGTCTTACTGTAGTAAGTTTCACCATCAGGTATCTCAAGTTTATAAGTACCACCTTCAACTATCTCTACGTTTACATTCTTGCCATTCATCTTGGTTTCACCCATGATTGGTGAGTGGCTTATCCTGAAACGTGGTAGCTGTTGAGTCTTCTTAGTATCTGAAGACTTAGTACCTTCACCTGCTATCCCCATTGCTTTAGCCATAGCTTCGTAGTTATTCGTATCAATCGTTACTAAATTATTATCCATATGTATTGCTCCTTTCTGTGAGTCAAATGTTTTATAGTTATATCAGCTAACATCTTTAGTGTCAAGCCAATTATCACCTATTTTTGCTTCAAGTAATAATGGTACATTGAACTGTATATTAAACTGATTCTCAATAATAGATTGGAGACTACTATTGAGTAGTTTGATGAGGTATAACACCTGTTGTATCTCATCAGGGTGTATGTCAACCACCACAGAATCGTGTACTGAATTAACAATACATGACTTGTAGTTGGCTAACAAGTTCTCCATGTGTATTAACACAATGGGAACTATGTCGGCAGTAGCAAAGCTCTGTACAGGATAGTTCTTTATCTGTGTAAAGAAGCTTACTGTGCCGTTCATTCTTCGTTGTACATCAGGAAAAGAAAACTCTCTGCCTGATGGTGTAGATATCTTGCCTGTCTCTAGAGCTTCTTTAGCCAATCTGGAGTGCCAAGCTTTGATTCCTGTGTACTTTTTGGTAAAGTGTTCATAGTACTCTGCTTCTGCTTTACTTCTGCCAAAGCCTGTTGCTCCGTAGAGTGGTGCGAATGTATGTGCTTTCGCATCCTGCCTAGAAGTCGGTTGACCTGCATCTGTAATAACTTTAGACGTATACGAGTGAACATCGAACCCTGTAGAAACTTCATCCATTGCCACCTTATCTTGTGATAGATATGCCGCGGCTCGGAACTCTAGCTGTGCAAAGTCAGCTTCAAGTATCTTGCCACCTGACCAACGTGATACGAATACCTTCTTAACAGGGAACGTACCACCTCTAGGCATATTCTGCATATTAGGGTCAGCACCACTAAATCTACCTGTCGCTGTCCTGTGCTGTAATAATCTCACATGAAGCTTACCATCTGATTTAACGTGTGCCTTGATACCCTCTACAAAAGAACTTAGGTATGAATCTAAAGCTGACAATCGTTTGACATCTGTCAAAAAGTTGACAGCATCAGGCATATTGACACGCTTAGCCATACTCTGTAACATATCTAAGTTCGTCTTAGAAACACCAAAGCCATTAGCAGATACCCACTTAGAACTTGGTGCTTTGAACTTCAACCCTGCCACTACCTTAGTGGAGTCAAGAAGATAGCCATGAGCAGAACAACGTAAACACTTATTTGTATTGCTGTAGAGTACTCCATTCTTTCTTACCTTTCTTATCTGACCTGTACCATTACATTCTCTACATGCTACAGCTTTTGTTTTGAATACTATATCTGAACTGCTAGATACAACTTCGTTGAAGTGTTGCTTACTCATATAAGGAGTAAAAGCATTTGCCCACATAGTCTTGTCGTGTGGTTTTCTACTGTAGATAACCCAAGACATTTGCTCTGGACTGTTAAGATTGATAGGTGTGTCTCCCATTAAGGCTCTTATCTGAACCTGTAGTCGCTTTTCTATATCCATCTTCTCTGTCTCAAACTGTGTCTTGACCTCTTCTAACTTAGGTACATCGACTGCAAAGCCTGTGTTATATATGTGAGCAAGAGTAACACAAACTCTGTTAGTAAGTACAACACATTCCATCAAGGCTGAATCAGTAGTCATCAGTCTCTTGGTTAGTCTATCAGACAACTGCTGTGTTGCATGTAAGTCTGCTGACAGGTAAGAAGATAACTCAGCAGGTGGTATCTCATCAACACCTACACCCTGCTTGAAGTATTCTTTCAAGGTGTCCTGCTTCTTAGTATCTAACTCATACCTTTCAGCACATGCTTCTAGTGATAGTGGTTGCTTGTTGCCACGTTGCAAGACATACTCGCCTAGCATTGTGTCGAACACAGGACCATCATACTTGAAGCCACACTCCCATAGCCACATCAAATCGTATGCTATGTTGTGTCCTATCAATATAGTAGCATCATCTAAGTGTCCTTGTACACCATCGAAGTTATCTCTATATAAATATTCTTCTCCTTTATCTGTCAAACATCCTACCATGACAAGCTTATTGTCAGGCTCGAATGGGTCGAGATACATCTTGCCATCACGTTTAGTGACAGTATTTTCTACATCTAATGTAAGTTTCATATCTTACTCCTCTATGCTGTGAACCTTGCGATTCTATAATCAAGGTTACAATTAATCATACCATGCCATCCTGTTACTTTATTTTTAACAACATTAATATGCCTTAA